ACCCATTTCAATTCTGTCCTCGAATCGTCTACGACCATCCAATTCAGATTGTAAGTACCATACAAATCCGCCGTTATCAGTTTCTACCCAAGAATCTTGAGTAATTTCAGAACCACTAGCTAAGTAGTTGTCCTTCTCGATGATAGTTTTGTTACGTAAAACCGTAAAGTCGGTTTCTAAACTTCCTTCCATACCACCAGTTCCTTTTTGGAATTCCGAGTGGTTAATAAACGTCTTAATATTTGCTGTTCCAACTTGCCATCCTGCAGCCTTGTAAGGCAATGCAGTAAAGGTATTTGGATCTACAGCAGTAATACGTCCTAATTGTGAGTTACCGTTACCGGAACATGCTACTACCTCACCAACACGATAAACGTGATCGGCTTTGGTAAACACATTTCCTGAACGTGCAACGTCAGTATAGGCTGTATGTAATCGACCTTTCTCTGTCCAAATATATTGGTCAGAAGAGATCGGCTCCTCGTTACCCATGTTAAAGATCATTCCTGTTAAAGATTGATCGCCATAGATAGATATGAGCTTTTCGTATGCGTCAGGTGCGTACTGAGTTGTATAATCAAAGATATCAATGTAGTTCGTTGGAACTGCAGTCTTGATTGAACTCGGTTGCAACTGAAACGTAGGTGTTGCAGCTAATGCCATTGTTATTAATCAAATTAAATTAAACATTCTTTTTTTACTCTTTTTGAGGCTTGAATTTAAAACGCTTTTGCCTTTTAGTACCTCCAGTAATACCATCAACAACGTCGTTGATATTACCCTTTTTTGGTGTGCCTTGACCTCTAACTGGCTCTTTACCGGGGTCGAGTGTCAAGTTTTTATCCTTATTGATCTTATTCTCTGTTCCTACAGATATGCCTTGCTCGAAGGCCTTCTTGATCATGTTTGGATATTCTCTGATAATTAAAGCATCTTTAACAATAGATTCGTGGTTGACTGTTCCATCCTCATTATACCAATGTGGCATTTTTTCTACTAGTTCAGGAAGAGATCTTCGATCACCTTCCGCTACATCGTAGTTGATGTTTAAGTCATCCGACAACTGCATGTTAACAGCTTTCAGAGATAAGGCTGCTTTCTCAAGGCTCTTCTTGTATTGAACTGCACCAGTTTGTTGTTGCTCTTGCTGTTCCTTTACTTGCTTGGCAAGTTGAAGATCCTTTTGTTGCTCCTCTGTTAGACCTTGCCCTTCTGATGGAACTAAGTTCAATCGGTTGGACTCTAACTGTTTTCTGCCATCGGCAGCAAATCGCTTTAGCTTAACGCCTTTAGCCATTTTATCACTTTCGTTATCCTCATCTTCGTTAAAGACATAGTCTTTCATTACGAAATCAAGTTCCTCTGATGTCAGGTTTTCGTATTCTTGTGCAAGAATCTCTCTTGCTACGTCTACATCTGCCATTTTAGAGAAGTCTCGATTATAATCCGAGAATTTCAATAAGCTCAATCCAGTCTTGTCTTTCCAATCCTTGAGCTGTTTAAGCTCGGGATCTAACTCCGGTACTGTTACTAAATCGTCTAATGAGTTAATCGGTTTATTGAGCTTCTCGCTCAAAAAATTAAACATAGACTCTTCCGTAATGGTGGATCAGCCGGTGGGATCAGCCGGTGGGTCTTGTGGTGGATCTTGAGGATCTACTGGTGGATCTACTGGTGGATCTTGGGGCTCTCCTTGCGGTTTAATTCCCTTGATAATGTCGACTGCACGAGACGAATTATCGTTGCTCTTTTTAAATAGTGCCATTTTTTATTTAATTTAATTTGATTCAATTTCTATATAGACAAATATATACAATATATATACGCGCTTTTTTTCGTCTAAACACGTAGAGAGTTGACGTTAATCTCGCCTTCTACACTTGAGTATTGTGAGTTAAAATCGATGGGGTTGTCCGTATCGTTTGCCTGTTTCATTTGAGATTGTTGACTCGCTTGTATTGCAGTTCTTTTGTCCTTTCGATCTTCTGAACGCTCAACCTCTTGTTGACGGGTTTGAGCCTCAACGCTTGTCATACCGTATTTAAGTGCATATTCTTTATCCATAAGAAATGCATTGGCATCTTTCTCGGCTGCAATCTTGGTTTCAATATTGGTACGTTCTTCTTTAATAGCATCGAGCTTACCCTTATTACTAAGTTCAATCTCTGCCATCTTACCTTGGGAAGCTGCTTGAGCTGCTTGAGCATTACTTTCTCCTGTAGCTTTTATTTTTTCAAGTTCTCGCTCTTGTATCTTCCTTTCATGCTTATCCTTGCGGATTTTAAGCATCTCATTGGCCAAGGTTAAATTACCAACCTTTCTGATATCAATGCCATCTGTCGTAGATATACCTCCTGCTGCAATTTCAGCTTGGATATTTTGCTCGAGCATAGCTCTTTCCTGTGAATCCGGTTTAAGTTTGATTGTAATACCGTAATCATGTAGGTGTAAGTTGTCAAGAGACTTAATCACATCTACATTAATTTTACCTATAGAATTTATATACGCATCCCTCAAGTTAGGGAATTTGAAAATATCTTTTAATCGAAGTGCTAGACCATTACAAAGACGTTGGGTGATGGATAGTTGTCCTTCTAATACGTATCGCGTAGCAACATTAGATCTTACTTGCACTTGTTCCTGAACTCTCACAGCAGTACGAGGGTCAGGTAGCGTAGCATCTGCTCCTGCTCCTATACCTACATCATCCCTTAGTATATTAAGATGAAAGTTGTATGCTCCCATTAATTGCTCTAATCCTGAAATATTGCCATTGTTAAGCTCTTTTATTGGCATATAGCCATTATTAAAACCTCCTTCGGCAAGTTTACTGGTTCCTATTAAATTACCAGTCTGATCGTAATACTTCACCAATTCTAATGGTGAGAAGAATTGACCTTCTCCAAGATCTACCTCTTGTAAGCCATCTACATCTAACCAAATACCGTTTGGTTTAGCTTTGGCAATGAACTGTTGTATCTTAATTTTTATTTGTTGTAGTTGATCGATAGTCTGTACAGCTCTTTCAGTTAGAGATTGTATTCTCCCTTGATAGATTTCAGGTGCATAAAAAACAGTTGAGCTTGATACATTGTTTTTGATAAATCCTTCGGGTCTTATCATGTTTTCCTGCTCTCCATAATTAAATAACATGTCGCTACCTAATACTAAAGCTCCTTCAAATATAGTGTCAATTACATCTTCTAGTATATCAAATTCCTTTGTACCAGTTTCCTTCTCCTTGTCATAAATTTCTTGTGGCTTCTCAAAATCATCATCTCTTTCACTTATGGTGTAACCTCCATCACGCCTGTACTTTTTCTTGTACTTAGTACTTTTAGTAGTTTTATAAGAAAAGAATAATACATCGACCAGATAGCTTGGCAGATCTTCTCCCCTATACCAAAATTGATTTGATATTCTGTTGTAAGATTGCCATTCGTTAGATACATTTTTAAACTTGTCTAATTCCTCTTTTGTGAACTTTCTTCCTGAAATTCTTTGAAGTTCATTTAGAGTCATACGCTTCACATAACCATCATAGTAAACGTTACTAAAGTCAGGCTTTTCAGGATATGACCACACACCATCAGCTACGTCACGGTATTCCACTTGAATACCTTTAGTTGGATCCGTGCTATGGCGTACACTACTGATACCTATAGTAACAAGATCTGTTAGTATTTGTCTTTGTATTTCAGGATATCCATTGTATTGTAATGTGTATTTTAAAGCTTCTTCAATAGCTACCTCTATAGATGGCTTATACTTGAGCTTCATGTGTAGTTCTAGCTCTTCGTCCGATTCGGGGATTTCATCTCCCGGCATTAAATCTATGTTGAGTAAGTTCTTACCATCCTCTAACATGCCTTTTGAAACCATGTTCTTTCTAAGGATGTCTTTGAAATCATCTCTTAAACCTTGTGATACACCATCTACAGCTTGAGCATCTATTTCATATAGACGTTCAACCATTTGGTTAACTATAAGTTTTATGAATTTAGGTAAGGTTTGTATTGGCCTCCAATCATAGTTTGAATAGGTAGCTCCATCAGTTCCATCCCCTATCAGTTTCTTATACAAATCTGTAGATTGCTCCCCTCGAGCATAACGCCTAAGTTTATCAAACTTTAGGTTTTTATCGAAGAAGTTGCCATAAGTATTTCCACTTTTTATGTAGAACCACTCATACTCTATTAATTTTGCCATTCGCATTCCATACTCATCGGTAATCTTCTCCGAGTAAGGAGCGAGAGGGTCGGGGAACGCTCTCTTGTTTGCGACTTTAAGTTGTTTTTTGTTTAGACGTTTCAATATAATACTACATTAAGTTATAAGCTGTCCTATGTCTCCTGTGTTGGAGTACTTTCTTAACAAAGATACAGTTTTTTTAGAGCCAGATTTTTTTGGTGCAGGTTGGTACTTATGACGTAGTGCTCCCATGATTGCCAAACCTGATGAAATCGTAGCATCATGGGCTGTTCTCTTAACAGGATCAAACACCATCCAGTCATACAGAGTGCGTTGAAAAGGCATAAATCCTATAGTATTCAATTCCTCATCTACTCTGAATCTTTCATCAGTTTTCTTACCAACATATCTTTGAATGTATGTACGTATTGCATTTTCATGTAAGCTAAGAACGTCTTGAGCTTTCATTACCTGACCTCCTAATACTAAATCATCTCCCGTCAATTTACTTCTTATCTTATCAATTCTGTTGAGATTGAAAGGACGGCAACTATTTGGTTCAGTTAGATAGCAATACTTAACAAAATCCTTACGATTATTCTCTGCTAATATTGGAAGTCCATAAAACCATGCAGCTTTAATAATATCTTCGTTAAATATATCTTGTGTTGGTGGCTTATCTATATACTCAAACAAAAACCTATTACCTACGACCCCGACATTATTATCTTTAGCGTATGCGTGTGCAGATCCTTTAGACTGTTTATTTTTACCTTGTACATAAGATCCGTATGAATCAACTCCAATACACCCGAAGTCATTCATAGGGTAGAATCTACCATTTCTTAGTTGGACATTATTACGTAAGGCCCCTGTTCCATCTATGTGATTAGGCATCCACCAAACTACAAATCTTCCGTTGGGGCTAGGAAACCACTCTACTTCTGTAAACCTAATACCATCCTTCCACTCAAATGTTCCTCTTACTGTTTTAGTATCTTCAATTTCGTGTGCATCATTATTATCTGTTTGATCTAAAAGCTTTACTAAGTTGAATACACAAGATTCAGCCTCGTCACGCATAGCATGGGCCTCTGTCATAGGAGTTTGCCTGTAGGTATTATTCAGGGCTTTATCTCCCTGTCTCCTAGCCTCTTCATAGAGATCCTTTATTTGAAGTATAGAGCCTTTTAATATAGGATCTCCAAATGTATTTAGAGTTCCTTTAGGTGGCGTTTTCTCCCAACACTTACCATATCTATCAATACAAGCTTCATAATTCTTATGAGCCGGCATGAAGTAGGAGTATAATTTAGTAGGGGTGTGCCCTGATTCCATCCTATCTCTAACTTTAGAAGATAGATATAGGGATTTACCTTCCTCTCCTCCTTCCAACATTTTACCCATTGTAGACCCTAAAAAACATTTTCCAGTCACCCTACCTCCCCTGAACATGGTAGGTAACAATGTATTGAAGTGTTCTATGTAGGAGATTTTGTTCCACTTCATAAACTCATCTCCTATGTACTCTCTCAAGGTCTGTCCATCATACGCTTTCTCTTTTGTAGCTTGGTAATCGGATCCTGTATTTAAGTAACCTTTGTTGGTTGTATCTTTTGCCTTCTTTGCTTCCTTAGACGCATTAGATGGCCTACCAAACTCTAAACGGGTAACGGAGTCTGGTCGACTTTTTAATATCGGTTGGAAGAAAAAAGGTAGCTCTTGAAAGACGTAAAGTTGTTTAGCAAATGCATACTTGGCATCATCTTCGGTCATACTAGTAAGCCCTACTTTGATATTATTTGTAGAGGTAGATACTTCTACTGCATCTGATACAGCTCCATAAGTATATCCCGTTTGTCGAGACTTTAGAAATATTTGTCCTAGACTTCTAGTGTCAATCCTACAAGCTTCTTTGTGATAAAATAAATCTCTTTGAGCTTCTCTGTAGTTAGGGTAAATATCTCCATCAAGCATTTTACCCCATTGTAATTGGAACCAATGTTTACCAGTTAAATAAGTTGGTGCTCCATTGTTCATAAACCAAACGCCTTCTCTACGTCTACGGAATTGCTCCATAATATAATCGTAGAAAGGATCTATATTATCCATGGAAAGTCCTGCCGGCATTTCTTCTCTCTGCCAGTACTGGTCCTTTTTCTTCTTTTTATTGAACAGTACTTTAGACTTCTCTCTTGGAGGATGTGGTAACTGTACTTTTAAATCATCTAAAATAATGATCTTACCTCGAGAGCCGTTAGGATCTATTACAACAGCATCTTCTTCTTTATTATACCAATCCTTGTAATAGTTTGTTATTGGATAGAATTCTCCATCTGCATACCTTTCTGCAAACCCCCTCTTGAATTCTCTCTTCTTCAAGTTAATGTTTCCTGATTCGATCATCTCATTCAACTCTCTAACCGAGGCTTGAAGGGTCATAATTGAATCAAGTAAATAAGTTTTAGTTTCTATTGCAAGATAATGTCTTTTTTTATCGAGTTTTCTGAAATCGATTTTTGCTTTAAGAGCTCGTCTTAGTATGTGTAGTGATGATTCGCCTGAATCAGCCGTCTTAGTTGCGTACTCCATGAGTACTCTCTTACTTGGAGCATTTGGACTAGCTTTCCATTTCTGCAGTAAATCTTTAGCCGAGTCAAAGGAGGATAATTTTGACTTCATTATAAGTTTAAGCTCATCGGGCTCTAACTCTTTAATTGAGAACCGATAATCTAAACCCTCGAGTATTGTGTCAAGGGCTAACTTTATATCTTGACTTAAACCTTTAATAATTACTTATTTATATGCTTCCAAATAAAGCCTCCTGCCGACATTCTATTGCCATTTCGACATGAGGAGATATTTCCGCTGTTAATATTTAATACTCTTCCTGCTTCTGTAGTAGATTTCCACTCTTTTATAAACTGTCCCCTTTTTGTATATTGGCCTACTGGTAAACAATGAGTGTCGTACAATTCTTTACTCCACCTTTTACCTCTTCTAAAAACAGCTAGACTTCTCTTATGATCTAAGGACAAAGGAAACCTTGTGTAGTCCTTAGAAGATCTTGAAATCTTTCTCTTAGCCTCTTCGGTATGCTTATACCCCAAACAACCTACTTGCCCTCCTGATGTTATATTACACAGATTATCGTACTCCTCTATCAGTAATCTTTCTAAATCTACAGCCTCTTCCTTACTTAAATTTTTGGCAACAATCTCTATATTGTAACTAGTTTGTTCAATTATCTCTTTCCAGTAAATATTTCTGCCCGACTTACTTTTAGCTCTGTCCGTTGATTTACCTAGCCCTATATAAAATACTTGTCCATTGTCCGCTCTTATATGTCTATAAACAATAATGTACTGTTAAAACGTCATCTGTGGTCATTCTATAATGAACTTGGTCGCCTATTTTAAATTCGTGCTCGGAGTCCTGCATAAACGTTATTAAATCTCCTTCCTCAACTCCTGCTTCACGTAATATCCTATTTGGGTAGGTTACTATTCCCATTAAATCCTTCATCTTTTTATAAGAGTCCTCCATGACTTCAAGACCATTACTTAACTTCCTAGTTACTGCAGGGATTGGTTTCACAAAGACATAAGGATCTAGTGCTTCCCAGTCCTCGCACTCTTGTTTTTTGATCATATATATCTCGGTAACTGGTATATAGTAAATATTATCTTTGATATAAAAAACACTTTTTCGTTTACTCTTCTTGTTCCAAGATTCTCTGCAGATGTTGTGGTGGAATAAAAGTAAGTCTCCGGGATTTGCCATAGATCCTGCAGGACCGTCGATAAAGACTCCCACACGATTAACGTGCTCGACACTATCAACACTATTATTAACAAATATTACCTGACCATTGGATAGAGTTACATCATTGTTATAGGCATCTACAACTTTTACTAAGAAATATACGGTTGCTTTCATTTACCAAAGTTTGAATCATACTCTACTTCTAAAAAAGTTTTCTTATTGATACTCTTCCACAAGAATGCTGCTCCTTTAGTTGGTTTGAGGTATATGTCTACCATTTCCTCATCATCTTCATTTTGGATGAAATCACTTAAAGAGCATTGACCTACTGGTTGTCTATAAGTAGACTCTTTTTGGTAGACCTTGTAATTATCCCAACTTGTGCCAACGACTATCTTACGCGCGTTTTCTACTTTTATTGCCATTTGATTTGATTTGATTTGATTTGATTTGATTTGATTTGATTTGATTTGATTTAAAGATACAGATTTATGGGATGTAAAAAAAGGGTAGACAGGCTACCCTTAATTCAAACACTTAAAACTATTATTATCTTAGAGAGACAATAATTTGTGGGGATCCGAATGCTGAATTTGGATCTATTGTTAAGACTGCGTTATATTCCTTCAAGACTTGGTCGATCTTAAGAGCGCACTCTTTACGCTTGGCAGTCGCTTGTCTTAACATTTGAAGTTGTTGGGCTTCTTGAGGAGATATCTCCCCTATTTCCGGGGCCTCTGTTCCCCTTTTTGCAAGATCTTCGGGAGTTACTTCTCCTTTTGGAGTTTCCTTTACAGGATCCATTACAGCCTCATTTGGCTTGTTGTCATTTTTTACTTCCGGTTTTTTAGCGTCATCGCTCATTTTGATTTTGATTTATGTTAAACTTAATTTATGCTTCATCTAATAATATTTCAGAGTTTGACTCTACAGTTAAGTTTGTAGTAGTGGTTTGATTTTCAATTTCCAATCTGACTTTATCATCTTTGTTCAAATCTACAATAAATAATAAAGGTATGAAAGCTATATCTCTCCCCCCTGATAAGTTATTTACTTGCCTAGTTGAAGAATCTACTGACACGGGCCATGTAGAGCCTCCATCTGTACTCTTAGTAAGTCTTACACTTATTACATCGCTAGCGCCTCCCTCAACTACGAGATTTCCTTGGACTATAAATTTGTCTGTTTGACCTAAATTCCTAAACTCTCCATTACTAGGCATATCCAAGTGACTACTATTGCTCGGGGTCCAAGTTCCTAATAATATTTCAAATGTATTTATAGCAGTTATGACTGTGGTAACTTCTGAGGTTACTGTTGCTTTAATTAGTTTTTTAGTGTTTGTAATTCCTGCATTATTTATCCAAAATGACACTACGTCACTTTCATTCATATTGGGATATATTGTAGTGTCCGATGAGTCCAATATTCCTGACCTTGTTATAAAACAGCCATTCAACTCAAAAGACTCTTCTAAAGTAAACTCAGAGCTACTAAAATCAAAAAGGGCTCCCGTTGCCGGTAAGTCAATATTCATACCCCAAGCAATTCTGCCTTGAAAGATTAACCCTGCTCCTGTTTTAAATAAGGCTGTAGGTACAGTTATTCCTCTAGCAATAAATGCATCAATTCTATAACCATTCATAGTACCTATAAGCTCTAAGTCGGGAGAACCTCCAAACAAGCCAATATTACTTTCAAAGATTTGCCTGTAGTTATCTACTAATCCTCGGGAAGTGCATCCATTAAAGTTAACCTTATTTATTTCTAATGCTTCATTACCAGTCTCAGATTTTAAATTAAACACATTTGAGCTTGTTCCAGTAACTTCAATGCTTAAAGAATTTATAAATACATTTCCACTCCCTAGTGAACATGTCGTAATTGTTATCTGAACTTATAAGTTTTGAAATTTCTATATCTAATCCGCAAATATTTAAACCTCCTGATGGCACTTCTATAGTTGTAGATGACATATCCACAATACCATCTACACAATATAGTTTTGAAGAATCAATAACGCCAAAGTCTGATGCCTGTCTTACCATTACCATATTCTGTGCTACAAGAAGATCTCCATAACCTTTATCGATTAGTGATCTATCTATAAAGTTTGCAGAGTAATCTGCAGCATATTCAGCTCCCTTATTATTTGTAGTATCTTCTATTAGAACTCCTGTAGGGAGTGTGGAAATAGATACTTCTGTGTCTAAATTTCCTGCTCCGTCGCCAACTTGATGTGCTAATTTTACTGATGAGCTTGTTGCACTCATAAGCCCTGCAGAAGTGTAATCTGCAGAAGTTAAATTGTAAAGTATAAAAGAAATAGCATCCCCTCCTTGCCCTGTTACAGTACGTTTTTGTGTTAGAATGCCATCTGCAGCATAAATGGTAGCCCCTGCTATCCCATCTACATACTCCTTGTCTACTAGAGATCTTAATGTAAAGTTTGCAGAGTAGTCTGCAGCATAGACCATTCCTTTATTGTTTATAGAATCCGTTACAGTAAATGCTGCTGTAGTTGCGTTTATTAACATTTGATTTGTAACGACTCCGGCTCCATTCCCTTGCTCAATTCCAATACTAGATGTAGCAGGGCCTATCCTTAATAATCCTCTGTTATTGAAGTTAGGGGATGTAAGGTCATTTAAAAAGAAGGTTACATTACTATTGTTGTTCCCAGTCACTACTCTTGAAGTAGCGTCTATTGTTCCATCAGATGTATAAAAAGTAGATCCTACTGCAGAGTCTACATAGTCTTTATCAACTAAGGACCTTGCCGTAAAGTTTGCTGAATAATCTACAGCATACTGAATACCTATAGAGTTTATAGCATCAGTAAAAACTGCATTAAATTGATTTATATTTAACTGTGTAATATTTGCTCCATTAGAGGCGTAGACTCTAGTTTGATTATATCTAATCGCTATACCTGTAGACAAGGTCGTTCCTGTAGTTTGTATTAAAAGTTCATTGCCACTATCATCCGTGTCATTTAAGGTTACAACTCTATTGACATTATTAATAACTCCGTCGCCGGTATAAATTGTAGTAGATCCTAAGACACTATCTACATAACCCTTATCAACAAGGGATCTCGTTGTGAAGTTTGTAGAGTAATCTGCAGCATATTCAATTCCTTTAGAGTTAGTTCCATCAGTAAATATACCTGATCCTGCTTGAGTTATAGAAAAAGATGTTATAGAGACCACTCCTCCTAAGCCATCTCCTACTACCGACTCTAGTAGTACGCTATTAGATACCATAGTTAAGGTAGATCTGTTAGTATAGTTTGAAGAATCTGTATTGTACGAATCTAATACTAATTTGTTGTTTGATTCAATTGAGACTACTCGATCTTCTGTTATGCTTCCATTAGCATTGTATATATTGATGTTTGAATTAGTGGTCCATGTAGACCCATCATAAGTTTCTATAAAACCTGATGAGGTATTAAATATAGTCAGGCCAGTTGCAGGAAATACAATAGCATTTCTCTGTAAAGTGCTCATTCTTGGAGGTAGGAAGCCCTTTGTTGTGGAGTCAGCTTGTAATATCGCCGAAGCGTTTTGAGTAATTATTCCTACTCCAAAGCTGCTTCCAAATATCCCATTTTGATTGACTCTGAATACATGGCCATTTGTGTGTTGGGCTAAAAATTCCGATGCTGCCATAGGTCCTGTAAAACTCATAGTATTATTATGAGTGACAGTACGCGCGTCAGGTACTACATTACTTAATGTATATATAGTTGCTCCTACTGCAGCTTGCAAGGCAGAGATAGAAAAACTTACTGTCCTATTACTGTCTTGCGAGTCAGTACCGGTTACAAAATCAGTACTTACTGGGTTGGGTTTTAATGGGTATATACTTTGATTCTCTATTAGTGCCATAGCTTAAAATTTAGTGAATAGCTTTTTGGTTAACCTAAAACCAACATACTCTTGTGTGTCATAAGACAGTTGATATGTAAGGCCGTTTTTACCTTCAATACCAATAACAGCTTCAAATGCCAAAGGCTCGTTGAAACTTAAAGGTGCTCTTACTCCTGCTCCCAACATCAAAGAAAAATCCGGGTACTTCTCTATGGTGTTAGTTATAATTTTCTCCTGAATCTTAACATCCCTTGGCTTTATATCAAATGCCACACTTTGCCAGTCTAACGTTCCAGTAACAGAATCTTTAACTGTAATAGTAACAATACTGTCATTACTAACATAAGACTTCTCATACGTGCGTCTAGTAATTGCGTGTATGTAAGCTTCCAGTCTTTCTTTTTCAGTCTCGAGATCTTGGTACTTCTTTAAGAGTTCGGGATCTGCTTTATACACAATCTCGGGGTCGGGTTTAGGATTTTCAAAAGATCCTGATTGACCAGGTACTTTAATTATCCTATCCACATATACCGTATCAGTCTCGGTTTTATCGTTATTGTCCGGCACTCCAAATCTATCGCTTGCTTCACAAGCGACGACGCTAATTAGTAGGGCTACTATAAAACCTATAATAAAGTAGGTAAGGTTTCTATTTTTTCGGTTGCTACTCATATTCACAAAGATATACAAAAACAAAAAGCACTATTTTTAAGAATGATGCTTTTGTTGGTATATATGTGTAAAGGTAGATTTTGTACTTACAAGGCTTCCGTAGCTTCATAAAGTAGTTGGGCAGTTTTATTCCTGAACTCATCAGAGAGAAGTTTATCTAAATCACTTTCCGTTGTCATAAATCCTAATTCAAATAAGACTGCAGGAGATTTTGTACCTCTTAATACTTTGAAGTTTTTCTTCATAGGATCTCTAAGCCCTAGTCCATAGCCATTGGCCCTGAAATAGTTTGTGAAGTGGTTTGCTAACTTTAAACCACTTTCAGAGAAGTAGAAAAATCGCCCTCCTCTAGCCTTGTCTTTCTCGTGGAATGCATCCGCATGTATAGATATAAAAAATGTATTATTTTTAGCTAACTCCCTCTCCCTGTTTACACGCTCTTGTAAAGGGACATCATACCATTCATTCGTTATGAAATGAGCTTTCTTGTTGTTTTGCCAAAATAGGAATGATAACTTATTACCGATAGCTTCGTTGACGCTGTTTTCTTTTAACTTGACTAACCCATTAGGCCAAAAATGAAATTTACTCTCTTTACCTTTAGTGGTGTAACCATGTCCTGTATCAAATATTGGAATCATCTTATATATGTATTTATACTACTTGACAAACTTTTTCCCAGAGCGAATTTATACTTGGCTTTGACTCAATATTTATTTTAATTACTACTCCTGTCATTTTTAATGCCTCTATAGTAGCCTTAACTTGTCTCTCAATTATATAGTGTGGTCTCTCCATTACCCGTTTTTTATGAGGTTTTGTTGTTGAAATATCGAGTTGAATTCCTTTACTAATTCTATATAGTTTTTTTGAGACTTCTCTTTCTCCTCCCTCTCATAAGTGATGGTCTCCTCTTGTTGGTGGATGACCGTATCTTTTGCCTCAATTTGTAATTTGTGTATTTGCTTTATATAAATTAAAGCAGCTCCTAGTCCTGTTGCCAGTAATCCTAGAGCCCAGTAAAGGACTTTACCCTCTTCCGGGCCGTCTATCTGTAATGTGGTAAATAAAATCGTTATCATATATCTTTTTATGCATCCCTTTTAATGTGTTAATAGCAAATTCTAACATAATACTTTAATTTCAATTACTACTTAATTATTGTTAGAAAATATAAAGTAGTTACTTCCATCGTGACTTATAATATCTCCTTTATCATAAGTATTTAAAGAGTCCGAAGTGACCTCTTTTAGAGTCACTAAGATACTTACATCGAAAGTGCCTGTTCCGTCTAACGCAAAGAACACATTTACTCCATTAGCTACGAAAGTTACTAATTCCGTGACTAAGTTAACATTATTCCTTTCATAAGAAGTGCCATTATATAGACTGTAAGTGGGATTAGCTCCGCTATTTAAAGTTATACTAGTTATTTCTAATTCGTAAGTAGATCCTATATTTAATCCGCTCCAAAGTACTCTTGGCCTTAATACTATTCCCGTTCCATCTGACGTAGCGTCTAGGCCTCCTATTACAAATGAGGCTGTAGTATTACCTGAATTAGCTATTACGCCCGTATTAAACTCATCAGCTCCTAAACCTCTACCTAAATTAGCATTTCCGTCTTCTTCTACTATCCATGTTTCTCCTATAACTCCTGTTAAATCACTTAAACTATTTGTATTTGGATTCCAGTAACCTTTTAAGACTAATGTGCCCGGCTCTACAGGAGTAGGTGTTACTCCAAAATCAACTAATCTATATATATAAACCTTATTACCAATACCTCCTACTGAAACAATTCCGTCATTTATAGTGACAGTATTTCCAACTAAGTCGGTAATGGTGCTCCAAGTCATTTGGCCATCATCAGCCCATATTCCTAAATGATCTCCGATTTTTACATTAGCTGTACTCGTTATATCAAAGCTAGTGTCTGTAGCCACTACTGCTGTAGTTGTTACTGTATCTAAATTAAACGTGCAGTCGACACCATCGGCTGCGTCTGTTCCAATAGGGTAACTTGCATCAGAGCCGTCATATCTGACTCTATCTCCTAACTGTAGAAAACCCTCTGTTGGTAGTTGAGTTAAGACAAAATCTTTTACAACCTTATCAGTAGGGCTGCTAGGGAATGCTGAAAATCCTCCTGTAAAAAATCTTAAATTTGAGAATATAACCCAACTTGAGATTGGAGAGTCTGATGTTAGGCCTAAATACGGTCTAGGGTCGGAGTTGGGTACTAGCTTATAGTAGTGCGCTACAGAAGCAACATACAACGTCCAATCTCCATTCTTTAGTATAGGTACAAACTCTTTAAAATAGTTTGTTACTGGGTCATCCGAAGCCTTTAGCACCCCCAATTGTAACCTTAATATGGCATCAGCGCTTTCCTTTACCCAAACTGAAATATAAGTTTTAGATGAGTTTAACTTAACGGGTTGTGTTAAAGCGTAAGATCCTCCTAATGTTTTAGTTACTTTTACTCCATTAGGTGAACCCATGAGTTCAGCTCTGTCATTTATAAGTTCATAATAACCATCTGTACCATCTTCCAACCATCCTTCCATTCCAAATTTCCAATTTTGGTTTCTCAACATTTCTACCTCTTGAGCAACACCTTGTCCGAAATTGATATTTTGTGTTAATACGTTTTGATCAAGGCTCATATCTACAGCTAAAGGAGCTTGATCTACGTCTGTAATTTCTCCAAATCTCGATGGGACTTGCCCTGTAGGTCCATTAGGTAGTATTGCCGTAACTCCTCCGGTTACTCCTCTACCTCCGAACTTCAATAAGCTATTACTTTCATCACGACCCCCTATTATGCATATTTTACCTATTGGTGCGTATATGCAAGCTTCTGTCGGAGTTCCTCCTTCAAAAGAGCAATCTCTGAATGTAGTATTATTATATGCTTCAATTAAGTGATCATAACGCACTATAGTTTCAGCTCTTGAAACAAAAATACAATCCTCAAAATCTGTAACAGCAGTACCTTCTCCTATCATAAGGGCCTGTTTTACGTATTGTATTTGTACATTCTTAAATTTATTGTAGTAAGCTGACCTTGCTACATCTCCTATATTTACACTTACTCCTCTTGTAAACTTACTGATATAAACATCTTCAAATTTAAGTTGAGATGCATTATTCGTGTAGATACCATTTCCTGCATTTCCTGTTCCATCGTATCTTACATCGCCCGTTAGAGTGAATCCTTTTACCCTAACATTTTCCATGACGTTAGCACCATAGTTGAAATCGGTATCAATATCTCCATCGACTATGAATAAATCCTTATTCAAGTTCAATAAGAAGTTTGAATCGTAAACAGGGTCTCCATCTAAAATTTCTTGAGCTGTTCTAGCATCTATAACGAATTGCCTTAACTGGTTTGTTTGATTTACCTGGTCTGCCAACATAGCGTCTCTATCCGCGTATGTATTCTCTAAAGCAAAATCGCTAAAGTTTTCAAAACTTTTAAATCTTCTGTAGTCGTTTATTGTTCCGGTTTTTAATTTTAACTCCGGCTCAAATAGTAATAAAGTATTGGACTTATTTCCCTCCCATACTTGTCCTTGCCTGAATATTATAGAATCTGTTAAAAAATATGTACCACCGGGAACTTCAACCTTTGTTTGTGGATTTTTTCTAGGTGAGGTGTAAGAGGGTCTACCATTACCTATGAAATTAACATTTTGAGATCCTACAAATTGGACTGTCTTATTAAAAGCATTCGTGCAGTCAAAGGCTCCTACTGTAGTTACACCCTCCATGATTTGAGCTCCAAAGTGTATAGGTGTAATTAAATCTCCAACTGTCTTACCTCCTCCTGTAAATATTCCACTTGCATCAAAAATAGGATAGATTCCATCAAATTTAATAAGGGTTTGATCAAAAGTTATTAGTCCGTAGTTAGATATTTTACCTCCTTTGAAATCTAGTGTAACATTAGTAGGAAATGTCACATCGTTTCCTCCTAAATCATATTCATACCTAAGCTCCCATATAGAGTCCCCATAAGAAGCCGGGATGTTTTGCCAATCAAAGTCATCTCTTATTATTTTATACCCCAGTTGGTTAACATTATCCCTGTCTTTAAACTGCAACTCATTTAAAAGGTTAAAGTTAATATCTTCATCATTAACTAAAACAGAGCCTCCTCCTGTAAATGGTACAAAATTCCAACCAGTTTCACTATCATTTATTTGAGCTACATATCCTGCCTTACCTACGTAAGAGTCAGGCATATCCGATAGGGCTTTTATAGAGCCGAATCTAGGAGGGTTTTCAATACCTCCTAGAATATTAAAAGTATCTAAATATATTACTCCTGCAGGAAGGTTTTCAAATTGGAATTGTATTTCATCCCAAGAGTTTCCTCTAAACTGAAAGTCATCTTTAGGTAATATAATACTTTGGTACTGGTTCAATATATCGCTTACCAAACCGTAGCATCCGTTTCTAATAGAAACAAAACTACTGACTTGAATACCACTACTAAAGAAAGCAGCCTTTATACGAGATGTGTTAGTCCACTCTATAGAATTATTGAGGTATAGATGTATGTTAGTAAACGATTGAATTGTTTGAACTACCGAAGGAAGCATAGAGACATAAGCTCCGGTATTAACTATACCATTTAATGATATTGATACTGCTCCTGTGTTTGGATTAATAGTATTAGCTAAGTTTATTCCTGATCCTGTTGCAACAACATTAAATTCTCCTCCTCCTGTACCGGCATCTTCATCGTACATTAAAGTTTTAACTATTCCAGTTGGTTGTGTGGCAAGAGCTGCTACGCTAAAGGCTGAAATTTTTACAGTAGTTAAAGGGTCTAATACGATAGGCTCAATAGGATTGGCTGCAGCAATACCTTGTACAACCGAAACGTTTCCTGCAGCATCAGCTACTATAATATCTGTTCTTGAATTAGTGGGGTCGGCGTTTGGTCCTGTTATGGCTCCCGAAGGTATCGTATAGGTGTTATCATCTATAACTCCTTCTAATTGTGTATGTAAAAAACTTAGGTCTTGAGTCCAAACTATCTCCCCTTTATCAATACCATTAGGTAAACCAACAGTTTCTATAAAGCCTACAAAATCTCCAATCCTAAAATTTTTAGTCCTGTTACTGTTTTGAGAGTCCGTTCCAATAACATAGTCATTTAAACTTATCGGGTTTTTAAAGGGGTAAATGTCTTGTCTAAGTATTCTTGCCATGATAAAAATATTATAGTGAGGTAGTGACTAAAAGGCCTGCATTATCTACAGTTATCTTCCATCTCGTAGTATCGGGAGATGTCAATATTACTCCATCAAATGATTCTAAATCATCTACTTCTACTATAGTTGATCTAACTTTTAATGTTTTATTTCCTCCTGCCACTAGAGCTATTACATCTGCAGCATCTCTTAACATTCCAGTATCTATATCACTTCTCCAAGTAAAAGTTGGATTTACAGTATCTCCGGGTGTTCTTAATCTAGGTGTAAATGAAGACTCTCCTCCAAAAAAACTAGAGTCAAAAGACCATCTCGTAGTTGCAGCTAATACAACTCCTATTGTATTAGCTCTAACAAGTGCAAGTCCTGTAGCTGATGCTGAATTCTTAAAGTTTAAACTCGGTAGAGCTGCAGCTCCATCTCCTACAGAAATTTCTCCATCAGTATCTATACTTGTTATAGGTGTATTGTTACCTACACCTAATCTTGTGTTAGTGTTGTCCCAAAATAAGTTAGAAGTTGCTCCAAAAGCTCCTGATGAGTTATACTGTATTTCTCCGTCTGCTCCTGCAGGGGTTCCTGCGCCTCCTCCTGATTCCCCCATCTCAAAACCAACTATTGATTCTATATCCGTTATCAAAGAGTCTAAACTTGAATATGGGATGTCCGAAGCATTGGTCCAAGTGTTTACTTGAGTGGGTTGTACTAAGTATTTTTGTTGATACCTACTGAATAAGCCTACTTGTATAGTAGACTCGTCTACTAATCCATTAGCAACTTCAACATTATTGTAGACAAGTTGAAATTGATTTCGGCCATAATTTAACCCGTCTAAATTAAATAGGGTACTGGCTACTGCGCTTGATTGTATTTTCGGCATCTTTCTTACATTTATATTTCAAATCCCACTATAGATTCAATAGCGGTGAGTAAGTCAGTTAGACTTAAATACTCACTATCCGAAGCATCCTTCCAAGTGTTTAATTCGGTGGGTTGTACTAAGTAATTTTGTTCATATCGACTGAATAGTCCTATTTGAATAACGGACTCATTGACTCCGATATCAGTCTCTTGTACATTACTGTAAACGAGTTGATACTGGTTCTTACCGTAATCTAGTCCATCTAATCTAAAAAGGGTAGAGGCTAAAGGGCTAATCTGTAACTTAGGCATCTTTGAAAAATTTGTTATACACAAAAGTAGTAAATTATTTCAGGCACTATTTTTAATGATCCTGACAACTACAGGAACTTTTAAATCAAAGTGTACTTGAAGAAAATACAATCCTGATTGTAGGTATCCCAATTGTAATACAGTTGTATTAAATGTTGTGGGTCTTTCAATAATCTTTTTGCCATTGATATCATAAATTATCAACCTTTTGATTCCGTTTCCCTTAATTGTTATTTGAGATCCAAAAGGATTTGGAAATACTTTAGCAACTTGGAAGTCTTCCTCTATTGTAGATAGAGTTGTATTTACTGATATCATAGACTCTGTGCATCTCAAAATTACCCTTCCATCTACAATCATTTGAACAACGTCTTGATTTACTCCGTTCTCCTGAATTTGGCCTTGTATGTCTAGCCATCCATTCATTACTTCTAGGGGATGTCCATTTGTCTCTACACTTGAAACAGTCGCCCAATCCGTGAAGTGCTCATCACAACCATTTCCTATGGACCAACCTCCTTGCATATCAGATATGTGCTCTGTAATATTAAAGGGTTGTTGAAGAAGTATTATCAGTATTATTAGTTTAAGTTTCATCATTCTTATCTTTTACCATTTGATTGAACTTTCCTATTATATCGTCGTACTTAAAGTCTTTTGAAGCGTTTTTATTTATGTGACCTAGTGAGACGTGGCTCGTCGCAAACTTCCTTTCGCCTGTTACTTTTTTATAAAATATGTTGACCATCATTGTGGCCTTGTTAGTTAAACTATATACCGGCTGTCTCCTATTCCTACTATCTTTAGAATATTGTACTGTATAGATCATACCTTTGTTGATCAACTTCTCAAGGACCATGTATTTTGAACATGGCCAGAGCTCTAGCGTTTTATAAGCTTCCTCTCTTGTGAATATTCCAAGAGGGTGTAGGTATAATACTAAATCAACTTGAGGTCTTGATATCTTATAATTGGCCATAGCCCAATCGTAGACAATTCCAACATACTGTAAAAAGTTGAAGGTCTCTCCCTCTTTTTTAATGAACTCCTTTTGCTTTTTCAATTCGGGTCTTTGAATATATACTTTACCTTTAACTACTGGGATGAAGATTCTATCGTCTGAATCTCTCCTTAGATTTATCTTATCCTCTAAAGTTAAATGATCATAAGACTTTCCTCCTCTCCCCATGATGTAAAGGTAATAAAAAACCACTCCCGTTAAGAAGTGGTTTCCATCCATCAATCAAAAAACTTCGTAAAAAAATTACTAAAAACGAAACTTTTATGAGGTTGCAGTAGGTGTCAAAGTATAGACATTGTCCGCTTTCACGATATCCCATCTGTACTCTTCGTATGGAGTAAATCCTCCTACTTTTTGATTTGCATAAGTGCCATCTAATGCATTTACATCTCCACTAGACGCTACTTTGTCCTCAAACTTCTCAATATAGTTAATTGCTGCCATGGCAGATCTAACTGTGAAATTGAATCCGTTTAATACAAATGCTATGTCAAGCAATCTTCTTTGAGATAATGCCGGACGGTTTAGTGCGCTTGATCCTGTTACACCAGTTTCAGATACAAATGTGATAGTGTAATCTGCAGCGTCAACTCCTCCTGCTAAAGTAGCTCCTGATACTGCTAAAGTAGCTCCCGAGGATGCTAAAGTCACAGCATCTCCTGCTGTACCCTCAAGTGTAGAAGTTATTGTAACAACTGCTGCTGCAGATGATGCTGATAAATCTCCTAACGTTCCAACTCTTTGGTCTGCAGTTATAGAAGCTGCAAGATCTGATGCAACTTCATCATTGGTTCCATCTATTGAAAATTCTGTGCTATTTGATTTAGCTCCTGCTACTGCAGTATATACTAATCCATTTGCAGTCACAGTATTTCCTGCTATTGCGGTAGCTGCTGTGACGGTTCCTAAAGCAGATGTAGATCCTGCTGTCTTTATGATGTTCCATATAGCAATCGCGTAAGGCGAATCTCCGTTACATCTTTGGTTTGTGTAAGTTCCTGCAGGAGTGTCTCTCTGTTGCATTTGAGAAATTTCATTCAGGACAGACTTTAACGCTCTTTGCGAAAAACTTTGTCCTGCTGCACATACTATTTGAATTCTTGGCTGATTTGTTAAAGCCGGTACTCCTTTTGACATAATATTGTTATTTTTAATTTATACTAATCCAAAGATAGTGAATGTCAAATTTGAAGGGGTTGACCCTCCTTTTTTTACAGGGGGCCTACCCTAAGTACTAGTCTCTTCTTAAACCCTTTCGATTCATTTTCAATTCTCCAACAACCTTATCCTTGAATAAGTGATATACCTCCGGTGAACAGGACTCTTGGCACATCTTTTCAAAATACGTTAAGGTTTGGATATCTAGGTGTGGTTCTATCTCTATCGGTTCCGACTCTAATGGGGTATCGGAATCTTTTAGTTTGAGCCATGCTTGGTAATTATCAAAATCTGAATGGCAAACTTCACTCAATCTCTGCTCTAAGTTTCTATCTCCTAAAACTGGGTGTGATGCGAATCGTTCTCGCCTTTCACTCGAAAGAAGGTAATTTCCAAACCCGACCATTTCATCTCGGTGGTTCAATCGATTCATTTGCTGTATTTCCGTTTCCTTTGGAATTATGAAACGAATACTTAAACCACTCTCCTCTAATTGAATTGAGACATCAGATATCTGCTCACTACAATGAATGTAGTCCAACACTTCCTCATTCATTTGATCATAGTAAATAATCAATTTTTGTGAGTGACTTAATTCAATAATTTGATAACCCTGTTTGATCATCGAAGGATTCTCTAACCTTTCAGCGTACTTAATGGCTGTTTTAAGATCCGTGAATTTACCGCAAGGTGTGTAAATTCCCTTTACTCGATGAACGTAAACTTGATAGTCGTTTGGATTTTCTTTTGTTGGGCAAACAATCGTTTCTCCGATATTTGCTCCAACCTCGCTAACTTCCGTTAACGTAACTGCTTTGAAGATTTTCATAATATGTAATTTATAGACCGCCAACATCTATGTTTGAACCCGTGGCGGTTTCGGATTCACTACGAATATATGAAAATTATTTTTTCTTTTCTCTCTTATACCATTGAATGTCTATTACATTTTGAGTTCCCTTATCTCGAGCACAACAAGTCATTAGGTCGGACCTATAACATTTTACATAGTAACGGGTTATCTTTCCCCTTAATTTACTCTTGGATTCAGCAACGTGGTAGACACTATTAGTGTGCCCTTTAATCCCAATGGTTACAATAAAATCGTCTACATTTACCTCTCTGTAATTGAGTGGTACATCTACATACAGGCTAACTAATCCTTCACTCATATTCTGTGGATTCCTAAAATAGGGTCATCTATTATTCTTTGTTTTATATAGTCAGGAACCTTGACTTCTTCATAACCTTGATTTTCGCTTGGAGTATTGTGAATTTTTGAAACTTCCCAAAATAATATGTGACAATACGCTAATAACTTAAACCTATTCTCATAAGAGGCTCCTGTTGAAATATCTTTCATAATCACCTCATAAAAAACTCCATTCCTCTTAATTGGTATTAAGGTCGACAATTCTGTAATGTGCCCCTTTTGATTGACCTCTATTTCCGGGAATACTTTATATTCTTTATCCATTAAAACTAGTTTTCAAGTCGCAATCATCCATAAACTTATACACCTGGTCAGTCACCCAATCTGTCAAATAGGCAGTTGGTTCATCATTCTCAAAAGAGGGTAACACTCCTGCATAGTCTAATATAGAATTTACACAATGGACTATTTCATGTGCCACACATCCGGGGTTCATCTTTCTGACTTTACTATCGAAATTCAGAACCATCGCATGTCCAAGGGCTCCGTCTCGTTCTATCCTGCAACTATATGCATATAGCTCTCTAAGATGCATTTCAGGTGCATACTTCTTCAACTTCTTTTTACTATTTGTAAAGATGATAATGATATATCCTCTGTACAATGGTACTGCTACAGAGTTGGTGTATAAGTATTTCTTAGCCATTGTCCTCTGGTCCTTTTGTCTTATATAGTTCTTTAGCTACTTCCGAGGCATGTTCAGGTGGCATGATAATAATACCTATGGCCATCACATCCCTTTTCATAATATCTCCCACAGTTTCCTTACGTTTGAATACTTCGGAACTAAATCCAAAAGGTACAGACTTCACTCTTCCTTTATCTGTTATTCCAAGTTGCCCGTGTATGTCTTGTGTAAATGCTACTATTGCATTGTCATCAATTTGCTCCCCTAACATTTTGAGGAACCCTTCTTTAGTTGCGATTAATGTACTCATGTTACAATCCGTTTAAGAAATTATATAATCTAAGATTCCATTTAGCATCCTCCAAGGCATTGTGTTCATTATCCTGTTTAGGGTAGTCAGGGTGTTTTTTAATATCCTCTACTTTAAAAATATCCTCTATATTTTCTGACGTTGGCCATTGTTGATTAGTTTCCTGTATTGCTTTTAAATATTCTACCATCTCATCATCTAAGGCCCACTTGAGATCTAACATTTGTTTTAAGTCTCTACAGTACATCGGAAAACCTTTTGGTAAATCCATCATTTTACCAAATAACCAACAAAAAACTACCCAGTCATAATCAGCATAATAACCATAAAATTCAGGTGTAGTGTAACCTCTTTTAAGGTCTAACTGGGATTCTTCTGAAAGTTGTACAGTTGTTGTTCCGATAGTTTTTACAGGAACATCGTCATTAGTAAACTTAATGATCTCTGATGCTATTTGACTATTAGGTATGCCATACCAGTCTATGAGCACTTTTAAAGTTGAATACTTAAATCCTTGGCCATAAGTGAAGAATCTATCTCTAAGAAAGTCTTTGTCCTCCCTTGATTTATTATAGAGTTCCTTGAATATAGGGTAGAGTACGTTTTGCCTAATCCAAAAATCCTTTACGTATTTAGGGCCCATGGGATAATGTTTGTTTATTTTTAAGTCGTGCCTATTCCAAGCCTCTTTCAAATTAAAACCTTTTGAGATGGCGTAGTATTCTCTGCCATCCTCACAGACAATTCCTATACTAATCAAATCTATTGTAGGCTTTGGTTTCTTAATATTGAAGAGTCCACGTTTTTGGATCCCTTCTAAAAATTCGGTGTCTAAAAAATATTTCATAGTTAAGCTGATATTTGATTTTTTTCAATTCCGTATAAAGATATTAAATTTGATACTGACATGGCCATGAAGTCCTTTCCTGTTGAGGTCTGAAATCCTTTCTCATTTAGATATTCGGCCATCTCTCTCAAGGTCATGTCTTGTACAACTAGTAATTCTATCATTGCCTTGGCTCTGACGTTGTTCTTATTTTCGAGAGCTTTCTTTCTTCGAGATGCTATTGAATTCTCCCGAGCTGTGTCTGTCAAGTTTTCAGGAGTTCCAAGTTTTTTTATACGTCGTCCGCTTTTAGAAATGTGAAATCCTTTATCCTTAATATTCCTTTTGATTTGACTCAATCCACGTTTAATATTATCCTTACGCTCCCTATTCTCTTCCTTGGCTTGTAGTAGTTTTATACCTTTTACAAATGGCGAATCGTTTGGTGAAACGGCTTCAATATAGTTCACTCCTTTTTGCTCGAGATAGTGTATCGTAGAAAGGCCGGTCCTTGAGAGCCTAGATAATTTGTGGACCAATAAAACGCTTCCAGTACTTGCTGCTAGATCTACAGCTTTCTCAAACATTTCTCTGTTGAGTGTAGTTCCACTAATCTCTTCCGTGAAGGATCCAACAATCTTTCCTCCATACAATTCTATGAAATGATCTATTGATTCACGTTGAAATCCAAATGATAATGTTTGCCTCTCCGAATTTGTGGATATACGAAAGTATTCCACGTAGGTAGTATTCTCCATAATTTTACAGTTTCCGACTCCAAACATACGAAAAATTTTCTAATTGGATTTGTAAAAATAATTCGTAGATTTGAAATCTGCGTCTTGGGTGAGGCGTGAGATGATTCAAAATATTTATGGGGAAACTGAAACCTAAGTACACACTTGAGGCGTACCAACTCGATGCTGCTTTGCAGGGATTGGAGATACTTCAAGAGCTGCACATTCTTTACCTTTGCATGGAGGTAAGAACTAGAAAAACGTCTGTATCATTAGAAATTGCACGTCGATACGGTGCTAAAAAAGTACTGTTTAGTACTAAACTAAAGGCCATCCCTTCTATAGAAGGTGATTATAGGGATTATGGGTTTGACTTCCCAGTTACTATAATCAATGACGAGTCTCTTCACAAAGTAGAAGATGACGACTTTGATCTTATTATTCACGATGAGCATCACAGATTTGGTACATTTCCAAGGGCCAATAAAAAAACTATAGACTTCAAGAAACGATTTGGTCACTTACCTATGATATTCTTATCGGGTACACCTCATCCTGAAAGTTATATGCAAATATATCATCAGTTCTACGTGTCTAAACACAGTCCTTTTAAGACTGCCAACTTCTACGCTTTTTTCAAACGTAACAAATTCCTAAAATCATTTGTCAATAAGACTGGGTTCAAGGCTGCAGATTGGAGTGCGAATACAGAAAAAGTTTTGGACCAAGTTCGCGAAATGGAATATCCAAAAGAAGTGGAGGACTATATTATGGCCTACCTCAAAAAGTGGAATGAGGAAAGGTTAGAGGATCTACGAAATATCATAGACCCGTACTTTTTAAGATTAACTCAAGAAGAGGCAGGATTCAAATCCAAAGTTGAAGAAGAAGTTTTATACGTTCGTATGGACGACTTAACTTATGAGTTAACTCGACAACTCATCAAAGATAGAATCATAGAAAGTGAAACCGAGGATATTTTAGGAGATACAGCAGTTAAGTTGCAACAGAAGCTTCACCAAATGTACTCGGGTACAGTTAAATTTGAAAGTGGTAGATCCTTCACATTTGACTACAGTAAGGCTAAGTTTATCAAAAAGCATTTCAAAGGTAAGCGTATTGCTATTTACTATAAATTCAAGCAAGAGCTTGAGACTCTAAAAGAAACATTCCCAAACCTTACTCAAGATGTAGAGCGTTTTAATACTGGTGATAGTGACACCATTGCTCTACAATTCGTTTCAGGTCGTGAGGGAATTACTCTATACACGGCTGACTGTCTTGTAGCTTATAACATTGACTTCTCTGCCTTGACTTACTTCCAGTTCAAGGACCGACTTACTACTAAGGAACGTCAGGAGAATAAGCTGTATTGGATATTCGCTGCCAAAGGTATTGAGGACAGGGTATATGAAATGGTGGAGTCAAAAAAGAGCTACACCATAGGAGCTTTTAGAAAAGATTTTAAGATTAAGAAATGATAGATAAAATCCATATATCATTTTCGGGAGGAGAGACATCAGCTTGGATGACCTACTATCTACTCAATGTTTACTATAAGACTTATTGGGATGTTTCCTTAGAGGTCCATGTTGGAGTTGATCCTAAGACGGGTAAAAAAGTTCATGTTATTGTGACATTTGCTAATACTGGTCAAGAGAATGAAGAGACTTTAGAATTTGTAAAGCTGTGTGATGAATATTTTAACTTTAGTACAGTTTGGATCGAAGCATTATTTAGATTTAAGATCGGAGGCATTATTTACAACGTTATAGACTTTTTAGATAACATACTTAGTACAAAATGGTTTGGAAGTAGGTTAGGCGTTAGATTCAAAGTGGTTGATTTTGAATCAGCCGATAGAAAGGGTATTGTGTATGAGAGTTTTATTGCGCGTTATGGTTTACCTAATGTTGCAAATGCTAGTTGCACTCGCGGTATGAAGTTAAGGCCTATGCAAAATTACTTGATCAGTAAAGGTTGGCCTCGAGGATCCTACAGTATTGCCGTAGGTATTAGGGTAGACGAGATTGATAGGATGAGTGTAAGTAAAGATGAGAATCGCATTTTTTATCCGTGTATATCTATAAAGCCTATGACGAAATCAAAGGTAAATGGCTTTTGGTCACTACAACCTTTCAGGCTAAATTTAAAGGGGTATCAAGGTAATTGTAAATGGTGTTTTAAAAAGCACGATCCAAAGCTATGGCAACTTGCTAAGGAATCTCCCGAAATATTTGACTTCCCTATCAAGATGGAAGATAAGTATGGTAGTTATATCACTCCTGATAGGTTAAGGTTTTTAGAAAAGAATAACAAACCTATCCCCAATTTGAAGGATAGGAAGTACACCTTCTTTAGAAAAGGTAGAAGTGCTCAAGATATATTAGAGGAGTCCAAAGACTTTTCAAAACAAATAGTGGATGATAGTCAGGTTTATGAAACTGAAAGTTGTGAAATTTACTCCTCTTGTGGAGACTAATAATTATGGGAATTAATAAGGAAATAAAAATAGGAGACAGTATAAGTGTTTCAGATATGGGCTTAATGGGCCTTGAGACTTATACGGGAGAAGTAGTGGGTACTACAAACAAGAAATTAATAGTAGACTTTGGAGCTACAATAGTAGAGCAAAGATTTCAGATTATAGATAGAGGAAGAGATTTTAAAATTAAATAAAGTGTGGAAACTGTATGGCATCAAAAAAACAAACTGAACTAATCAATCGATATGAGAGTCAAGGCTACATTGTAGTGAACTTGATCTCAACCAATAAAAATGGCATCCCCGATCTAATGGCCCTCAAAGATGGTCGATGCATATTCATAGAGTCAAAGGAGAAAAACGATACTGTTAAGATGTTGCAGCTCTATCGAATGAAGGAACTCTCCAATGCCGGCTTTGAGGTCTACGTGAACCAAATACCTTTTAAAGAATGGAAAAAAGGTATTTAAGGTGAGTAAGACAATCCCATATACAGGCAAATATCTCGAGGCTTCTCTAATTGATAGTTTATTCAAAAAGGGTAAAGTAAAGCATATAGACAAAACATTATGTGGTAATGGTTTCTCTACTAGCTTCCTCACGCTCAAACCTCGCAAGGGTAAACGTAACATCATAATCGCCCCAAACAAGGCAGTAGTAATATCCAAGGAGACTGCTTACAAAAATGGGGATCTACCGACTAACAACAAAATCAAATTCTTCTACCAAGAGTCTGACTCTAAGGAAGGTTTTGAGGATGCTGATATCTTATTTTTCGTAGCGGATTCATTTGTCCTCATGGAACGTAAGCTCAAGGCTGTCAACAAACATATTGATAAGGTGTTATTAGATGAATACCACTCTACTCAAATACAATCTTCATTCCGTGATAACCTCGTCAACTTCATCGACCAGGTTAAAGATATCTGCTCACACAGGACAACTTCTATCGTTACTGTTACAGCATCACCCAACCTCTATGCAGAGGTAGATGTCAGGCTAGTTCCTGACTTCGTGCCCAGAGTGGATATCATCATGGAATATGATCAAAGTAAAACTATCCAAAGGATTCGTGAGGACCTTGAGAATGGTGAAAATGTGGTCGTATGTACCAATGCTTCGCGTAATGTCTACCTACTTCGAGATGAGGATAATAGGGTACGAGCTCGTTTTATCATGGGTACGACGTTATCCCGTAGCCTTTACGAACTCATCAAAGTGGAACATGACGAAGAAGCTCCCTTGACTATTGTGTCAGCTCGTGGGTTTGAAGGTTTTGATATTGATTACAAGGAAGCTCACGTGTATTTTCTCGAAGATAGATCCCAGTCCTATCAAACATTCTATCTCTCAAACTTATACCAAGCTATCTCAAGAACTCGTCGAGGAGCTGCTTACATAGAATACTGTCGTCAGGATCTATCATACAAGAGGCCGATGCCTTTTAAAAACATCGACCGTGCCGTCGGCAAATTTATTAAGCGTAATTCCATCTCTGCAGAGAACAAACTTAAAAAGAAGTACCAACACTATCACCCATTCATCACATGGTCCGAAAATGACCGTGGCGAGTTCGCCCTCAAGAAGAATCAAGCAGCTATAGACTTGAACCATGAGAGATACTTGTATGATTACTTCCCTGACGATTCTGCTTTTGATGAATTCTGTAAGAACAGGAACATCAGTCTGATAACATGTCAGGGTAATCAGGACCGTTGTACACCTCGCGTGTCGGAGGCTATCAAAATCAGAAATCTGTTTGACAATAAAGACGCTATCAAAAAGACCGGTGTATATGATGACAGCTATAGACTCAACCCGGAGGAGACAATTCGTGCTAGTACTATTAAACCTCTACAACATCAGTACCTAAAGTACCTCAAGACCTTCATCAGACGTAAAAACTATGATCAAGAGTACATCTTATCCAAACGTCAACAGATAGCATTGAATATACTTGATGACCAAAAGGAGTTCAAAAGAGTGTTGAGGTTACTAGTCAAGACTTACAACGAAAGGTCCATACGCAAGTATGGTAAGAAAGCCTCTAGGTATTATCGTGAGAACTTCAAAGTCAGCGCGGAGCGTAGGCTGTGCCGTTTGGTGCTACTTTTCACAAGAGACTTCATCACGGCTCCACCTAAATGGGTAGCCCATCGTGATTATAATATCCTGACAGAAATAGGTGTGGATGAAATAGAAACAATAGCAAAGTACTTCGGGGTCAACACTTTAGAGGTGGATGCTAAAAGTTGCTTCCTACGAATACTTTACGGACTCTGTGGCCTCGAGCTGAAAGAGAATTTATATGGAGAAAACAAGGAAAACAAGGTTTCACTTAACGTCGCACTTAATGATGTATTCTACCGACCAACTGCCAGTACATCCAAAAAGAGGCAGAAGCAAAATCGTAGACGCTCACTTGAACGCTTTGGTATCAACCCCGTGGTTGTCGAATACATCATTGACCATTTCTTTGAAAGCCGTTTTCGTGGGGATCTTTTTACTCACGTGTCGTACCACGAGAAGAAACTAATATCCATGATTCGAGACTTGATTAGAGACACCGGTAGGAACAATGGTTTTGTACGCCGACATGATTCAATAATGGTGTTTGACAATACAACGCTTTTGGACTTCCTAAATGATACAAAATACCTTACTACAAGAGGTTGGTTCAACGTTGAAAAAACACGTTCTATTATGTACAAATATCAAGAGGGTGTTGAACTAGTAGAGAAGGAAAACTTTTTTGAAAAACTAGAATAGAAGAAAAATGCATCAAAATACTTGCATTTCCAAAAAAAAAA